CGGCGACTGGATCGACCGGATGACAGCTGTGGCAACTACCGAGGCTGACTCGGTAGTTCAAGCCGAGAAAGAACAAGGCGAATTCACGATCGGCCAGCCAAACGAGAATCATATTCTGGCGGCTGTTTCAAGCTATTACGTGCGCCTGATTGACTACACCACCAAACAGCTTGCCGCAGCCATGACCGGGCACAAGCTGCTGCCGAAGTTCAAACAGCCGCTGCCGGTGGTGATTGCGGGCGGCACCAGCCAGGCCAAAGGTTTTGTGCCGGTATTTGAGAAGAAATTGGCGGCCAGCGGTTTTCCGCTGCCCGTCAAAGAAGTGCGGCACGCTCGGGATCCGCTGCACGCGGTTGCCCGCGGGTGCCTGATTGCGGCAAAGATTCTTTAACTAAAAAGCTACAAGGAGCTAAACAATGAATATGCCCCCGTTTCATTTTTCAATGTTGGCGTCTATGGTGGACAAAGCCAGGGCGTTTTTGTGGATTAGCAATCCGGCCGTTGATAACACCATTGATAACGCCGTTGAGAACGTAACCGTAGGCTTTGAACACGATTCAGTGTATGTTGCGGCGCGCAGTCGCAAGTGTAAAAATGGCGTTTACAACTGGGCAATTATTGCGCAACCGGACGGCGGCGCGTCAATTCAAGTACGCGACAAAGATGGCAAAAGCGGTGTTTCTGTGGATTTGCAGGCGGCTGTTGTTGTGTTGCGGCGCTTGATCGAAGAAGAAGCAGCAGCACAAAAACCGGACAACGAAAATTCTGTAACAAGGAGCTGAACTGTGATTACAGAAAGCAAATTTTGGCGAGATGACTCCGCGATTATCCCGCCCCGATTGGTTTCGCGCGCTGAGTGGCGGCCTGACTCGACGCACTGGCCGCGCGGCGCGGGTTGGCAAAAAGATTTTGACCCTCAAAATGTGCCTATCGTTTTTGATGGCATCAATGCCGGCGGCACTATTACTGCGCGCGATTTTGAATCTACGTTTGCGCGGTACATTTTTGCGTCCGCGGCGCGCGCAGTGGCGCGCCTTCAAGATCCCGTTTCGGTCGAGGCCCGGCGGCGGCTCATGTTCGATGCTTACTCGGCCGTGATTGCTGGTAAAGCTTCTTTTTGTCGCCGCACATGGTTTTGGCTGCGTGCTGTAGCGCGTGACTGTTTGATCGCTGCCAAGAATCTGTGATCGCGGGGCAGCAACATGGCCCTCGTAGACTATCGGCGCATTCCAGCGCTCTGCGTCAACATGGATCGGCGCGCCGACCGCTGGGAATCGGTGCTGCCGCGGTTTCAGCAGCTGGCCTGGCCAGTTGAGCGTGTGTCTGCGATTACATACGCGGCTAAAACAGTCGGCGGCATTGATGGCAAGCACGCAGGCGCCTTGGACAGCCACCGACATTGCTGGAAACTCTGTCTCGAGCGCGGGTACGAGACGGTTGCCGTGTTCGAGGATGACGTTGTATTCACATCTGACTTCAAAGATATCTTTCCGCGCGCTGCCGCCGAGTTACCGGCAACGTGGCGCTTCTGGCAATTCCACAGTTCGCACGCCCGCACGGAGCCGGTTTCCAAGTACATCGTGCGGATTGTTTCAGCTGGCTGGGGCGCGCACGGATACCTGGTTTCTGCAGCCGGCTGCCGGGATTTACTCGCGATTTCGCGCTACAACCATTGTGATGTGCTGATGACTCGCGACTATCTCAAACACAATGGACAGCCACTGGGCATGCCGCTACGATACGCCCTCTGTTTTCAAGAAGGCAACGACGACAGCAACATTCCGGTCACGTCGCAGGCCAGATATTGGCGCGAGCAGCGCCTGCGATATTGCCGCTAAAAGGATAAACAGCCATGAAGGGCAACAAGGTTTCAAATCGCAAACTGATCAGCAGCTGGGTCACCGGGCAGCGCAAGCACAAACACGGCAACTTGATTCTGATTTCGCATCTCGGCAATATCTCTGGCGTGCAGGAAGATCAGCAAAACACACCGGGCTATTTACAGAACGCGCTGGCGATTGGCTACAGCGTGTGCTGCGAGGTCGTGGCGCAACACGGCGCGATGCTGTTGCCGACAAAAGCCGGATATTGCCGGTTGCCGTACGCGATGCTTTCGAATCCGCAGGTGTGGTTTCTGGCGGCTGACCCGGTCACACTTAATTCGCTGTGTGACATGGGGGCGCATGTTGTGCCGGTTGGCGCTGCAGTGACATTAACAACCGTGCAGTATCTGTGGTGTTTGCCCGGTACTGCGCTGCCGCCGCGGGCGATTGCCGTGTATCCGGAACTGGCAGAACCCGGCTGGCTTGAGTCTGGCGAGCCAGCGGGGGTATGCAGTAATGAGATTTCACGGTATCTCTAAGGCTGGCTCGCCGCGCTCTTTGACAACACGCTTTGTGCCGACCCGGCAAAAACTGATAAATTAACACTTGCGCGGTTAATCCGTGCAAGTGTCGCAGGTTGGTCGTGGTGGCCGATCGGTTAGGCGCTTTTCTTGCGGCATGGATGTCGCAGGGGGAGCAGGATCCGTGGTCAGAGTACGACGTGAACACGGTTGGAGGCGCGGTGAATGCCACACGGGGTAATAACACCCTTGTAAGTCATCGCGGAGCGTCAGCTTGCTGACGCAGGACCTGTGGGAGGGGATCACAGGGGCCTTGCGACATCCCAGTTCAGCGGGGCGGCACATGAACACAGACAACCTGGACGCGCTTTTTGTTTTTTTGAGCGCTTTCGGCGTGGCAGCCTTTGCGGGACTGGCCACGTTTTTGCGTTTTGCGCGTAAAATCAACTGGTTATCAGTGTTAAGTGCGATGCTGAACGCCGGCTTCATGGGCCTGGCGATCGGGCTGATTTGGTACCGGCATTTCTGTAAAGAAGAGAACATTTCCGGTCTGATCGGCATTTGCGCGCTGGCTGGTATGGGCGGCTCTACGCTCTCGGACATTTTTTGGTCGATTTTGAGCGGAGCGGGGGTGAAGGTCATAATCACTCATGAGCGCAACCCGACATTTGAAGACGCCGACAAGGAGAAAACGCATGATTGAGCGTAAACTTCGTTATACGTTGAGCGCGGTGGCGTGGGTGGCGGCGTTTATGAGCGGTTTGGCGCTCTTTTCGTCTGCCGCATCGGTGGCGACCTCGGCCCGGGTGCACGCTGCCGCAGCTGGCGAGCTGCATCAAGCGCCGTAAGCCAGAAAGGCAACGGCATGGATGGGCTTTCTATTCTTGATTCGCTGGCTTGGGATCCGGCCAGCCTGAAGTTACACCCGGCGTATACGATCGGGAACGCCGCGGCCTGGTTGTCCAAAACCGGGGCTGCCGTGGGCGTAAACCACTATCTGTCTGGCCGGCTGTACTTGTCAAAAAGCGGCTGGTTGTTGTTATCCGTGCCCAATGCGCTTGTGCGCGGCGTATTTGACGCCATGACAGCGCCTGGCGCAGAGCTGCCAACGTTAAGCGCATTTCAAGGCGAGCCGGGCGACAAAGACGTGCTCAACGCGCACATTACGGTCATGACCGGCGACGAGGTTGAAAAAATCGGGCCGGACAAGATTAGCGAGCGCGGGCACCATTTTCATTATGCGCTGGGCCAAGTTCGCGAGTTCACGCCTGACAGTAATGGTCTGAACCGCGTTTGGGCGATCCAGGCGGCCAGTCCTGAGCTTGCGGCGCTGCGCAAAAGTTACGGCCTGTCGCCGCTGCCTAATGAGGACCACCAGTTTCACATTACAGTGGCAGTCCGCCGCCGCAATGTGCTGCGCAATAACTCGGTGAGCCGGGTGACGCACGCCGAAGAAGAAGATGCAATGCCCGTGCAAGGTAGTACTCGCGGCGAGCTAAAAGCGGCAGCCGTCAAAGATATTTTGCCCGGCGTTGCGGCAGACCACGTATTGGACAGCAAGTTTCCCCCGAAGACGACGACCGAAGGACAACAGCATGAGTGCGAACACACCGCCAATGACCAAATCGCCAAAGAAATTGCCAAGGATCACCTGTCCGAAGACCCGCGCGACTACCAAAAAATCGAAACCGTAGAAAAGTTTGCTGCCGCTGCTACGTTGTCGCGACTGCACGAGGCTAAAAAGCATTCCGACAACAAACGCTACGAGCACAAGAACAATATTTTGCGGCAGTTGATGACAGAAAAACCGGACGATTGGCAGATCGACGACGACACGCCAAAGTACAAGGGCGTTACGCACAGCCCAACAAAGTTTCGGTTTCATGTGCACCCGACTGCGATTCCGCCCGGCGTCAAAAAAGCTGGCAGCGTTTATCTCAATCAGGCGATGCAGATGTTCAACCCGGCGGCTGTGAACAACATCATTCCGTATGATCACGCTAAGCCTGTGTTTGAGAATATTCAAAACCAGCTGGCTGAGGTCAAACGCCGCGGCGATTTCATGCTGCAAACACGCCGCAATCATGACATTTGGCGCGCGCAGCTGGATCCAAATTACCGTTATCAAATGGCGCTGAAAGCTTTCCGCGGAGAGCTACCGCAGCCGAGTTTGCAAGACCAGTTGTTCGAACGTTACGGTGACGGCGCGCTCGCGTCGTTGCCACGATGGAGGCGCTAATATGCCGCTGTTTCCGTGGATTCGACCTGACGCCCCGCCGGCGCCAACTCCGGTGCCTGTACCAACCCCGCCCCCCGACGAGCCGAACCCGGCCCGGGCAGCGTGGTTGAAAGCGTGGCTGCTGCTGCGGCAGCTGGACAAGAAAAAGCTCGGGGCCGCTGTGTTTACAGTGCCGGTGATGGTTTTTTTAGCTGTCAGCGGTATCGTGCTGTGGGTGTGGTTGTTTTTGCGCGGTGTTGTGCGTTTTACGCGTGCGTTGTTTAGCTGATTTATCTTTTTCTAGAAAATGGAAAATCGTAATTCGCGAATCGCGTAAACCCATGAAAACAAACGACTTAGATATCAATGTGTGGCAGGAAGTTCCGGTCCGGGTAGCTCAGCTGCTGCCCGAAGCGGCCAAGGCCCGCGTTGCGCACGAAAAGGCCGCGCTGGCGTCGCATATTCTGCCGCTCAGCGCCGCCACCTGGTCTCCCGACACAGATACTTTGCGGGTATACCTGACGCAGCTTGTCTCTGAAAAAACAGCGGCGGCGTACGTGTCAGCTGCCATCCGCCCGGCCGACCGGATTGTTTTTCCAGCACCGGCAAGCCAGCCGGACTGGGCCCGCGAAATTCTGATCAAGCGCGCGAGCTCGTTGATTCCCGGCTTAGATAAAGTGTGGCACTACGGCAACGCCATGCTGGGCGGCTCGAGGCCGCTGACGAACGGCGTTGTAGCCGGGCTGCTGCTCGGCGGCTTGGGGTACGGAACTGGCGCGCTGGCTGAGACGCTGTTTCCGGAGCGTTATTTACAGCGCGGCAAGCTGCGCCGGTCTTTAGCCGCCGCCGGCGGGCTCGCAGGCGCCGGCCTGGCGCTGAATAACGCCTATGCCGCCGGCCGCGCCATGAACACAGATACGCTGCACGGTTTGATCACACCCAACAACGCGATTCCGCCGTACCTGCAAACAGCCGGCGAAAAAAAGAGTTACGACTTTGGACCGGATCCCACGATGTCAAATGATACGGGTTTGTATGCGCCGAGTATTCCCGTGCAGCAGTTCAATCAAATGGCTTGGAACGACGTTAACAAGCAATATTACAACCCTAACGGCATGCACACGCCGCCGCAGTACGCCGCGGTGACAACGGGCATGCTCAGCGGCATTAGTGCCGGTACGCAGTCGCCGATTATCAGGCCGATCGACGTTGTGCGTGGATTTGTCTCTGCTGGAGTAGGTCTGGCCACGGCAAATCTGGCCGGGCGTACTTTGTCTGCGCTGGCCGGATTGACGCCTGCAGCGCAAAACAAGCTTCAGGACATGGGGCTGTGGGCCGGCATGATGCACGCCATTGTTCCGCCGCTTTTTGGCGGGCGCTAGCCGTTGCGCGAATTACCGCAACCTGCCAAAATAATACCAGTCAAACACGTATTTACAGGAGCTGCCGCTATGTCTGTATACCCGCCGTCGATTCGTGAGGAAATGCGCGTTTTGGGTGAAGTTGCCGAAGAATCTGTTGGCGCCGTGAACACGAATGACTGGTTCACGCCCGAGTTTTGGGCCATGGTTGTGTCTGCCGCGACAAATCTTGTGACTGTCGGCGTCGTGTTAGGTTGGCTCAGCAGCACAGACGCGGCGACGCTCACGAAAGCGCTGTCGGCGCTGCTTGGAGCCGCGCAGGTTATCCTGCTCAACTCGGCGCTTGTGTGGAAGTTCATTTCGGCGCGCACTCAGGTGAAAGAAGCCGCGCTTACGGCGAAGTATCAGTACATGACCGCTGCGATGGAGCTGCAGCGTTTGCGGCAGCAAGGGGGCGGCGCATGACTGAAGCAGAACTGAAAGAGCGGCTCGAGAATTCACCAGCGCTCGCGCAGCTGCAAAACCAGCTGCAGTCCGAGGTGAGTTTTCGCATGGACAAATCTATTCAGTTCAGTCCGCTGCTGATTATCTCGTTGATTTCTGTGCTGATTCAGGTACTCACGTACTGCCGCGAGCACCGCAACACTGACGAGTTGCGGCTAGACATGCGCGAGCTGCGGGCACTGCCAGCGCGCAAGCTGATTCGGCTGCGCAGAAAATTGAAAGACCTCTGGCGCAATACGTGCGCGGACGATACTCTTTTTGCTGCGCGCAACCCGCTGCTGGAAGCCGTTTACGAGCTCAGTGACAGCGCGGACGACGCTGCAATTGACGAGCTGCTGTGGCTGGCCGAGCGCAACAAACCGCTCGACGGCTGATTGCTCACAACCGCATTACTCGCAAGGATGCGAAATTATGGCAAGGATGCCATCTAATTCACACGTCATCCCCACCCGCGAAATTCTGCAGAAACTTTACGGTTTCGGCTATTTCGGCGCAAAGACCTGGAACCAGGTTAAAGGGATCAAAGGCGCTGAACTGACTCGCGCAATTCGCGAATATCAGCGCTTTCACGGCATTGAGCCGGACGGTACCGTTGGCGTGACAACCGCCAGCGTGATGGCTAGGCGCCGCTGCGGTCTGCCAGATTTCAATTTTTCGGCGGCCGACTCGACGTGTCGGTGGCCGCACAAGAACATCACGTACTTCCCGAACATCCAGCTGCCGGGCATTTCAGTAGAACAGGCCCGGCAAGCCTACGACATTGCGTTCTCGCAGTGGGCGGCGGTGTGCGACATCGAGCCCAAACGCGCTGACGTGGCTGAGCAGGCCAATATTCTGGCCAGGTCAGGTAAAGGCCGAAAAGCCGGCCTGGATGACCGTGGCGGCACGCTGGCGTGGAGCGAGCTGCCTTGCGACGTGCACGAGCGCATCCAGCTTGATCAAATGTTTGATGAAGCCGAGGACTGGAGCTTCAACATGGCCGTGGCTGTGATTTGCCACGAGCTGGGTCACGCGTTGGGCCTGCCGCATTTAGCGAAGGGCAACCTGATGGCGCCGTATTACGACCCGAATGTCACTGAGCCGCAGGCTGGCGATGTGCGGGAAATCGTGGAGCTGTATGGCAAGCGTAAAAACCCGTTGCCGATGACTAGCGACGCGTCAGTGCATTTGGGCGGCACAATCGTTATCAATGGCAAGCCGTACATTCTCGTTCCTAAAACGTGATACACTGGTGTAAACCCTGTATTTTAAGACTGGAGTGCTTTATGACTGAGTTTCAATCGCTGTGCGCCGGGCTGTTTGCGCTCGTCGCCGGGCTTGTGTACCGCCAGCAGCTTGTCGCCGTTGCGCGGTCGCTGTTTGGCAAGACTGCCGTGTCTGTCGGTGATGTGCCGGTGGTGCAGCCGTCGATCGCCGTGAATCTGGTGAACGACATCGTGTCGGTGACGAACCTGCGAGACCGCCTGTCGGCGGAAGGCTGCAAGGAAGGCGTAGAAGCCTGCACCGTGCTGCTGCGCGTGATCGTGGAGTACCAGCAACCGTCGAAGGGTGTTGTATGATCAAGAAGAACTCTGCTGCGCCGCTGGTCTGGCTCGCCGGGCTGCTGCTGGCGGTATCGATTGTGTTTCCGCACGGGCCGCAGTTTGCGCGTCCGGCGAAGCCTGTGACGCCGGCCCCCGCGCCCGCGCCAGCGCCAACTGTGCCGGCGGATCCCAAGATCGTCGAGATCTTGGCGAAGGCCCCCGCGGCTGACAAGGCGCACATCAACGGGCTGTACCGGGCGCTCGCGGACATTGTGCGCCGAGACAAAGAAAAGCTGATCAAGACCACCGAGCAGTGGGAGCTGTTGCACGCGAACCACCTGAATCTTGCCATCGGCGACACGGCGCTTCAGGGTAAATACGAAGATCTGGACACAGCGATCGAGGCTGTGTTTGAGTCCAAGCTCGGTAAAGACAAAGAAGTCGTGCCAGCTGACGAGAAGACGAAAGCGCTGATCATTGAGGCGTGCGACATTGTGGCGGCTTCTGCGCAGTGAGGTTATGTTAGCATGCTTAAGTTATTTACAGTTCTTGCCGCGCTGCTGTTGCTTATCTGCTTCGCGTGGCTCAACAAACGACCAACTGTTTCGCGGCCTGTGTTGTTGATGGTTTCCCAGAAAGGAAAAAGTCCTATGGCTGATGTTTTGACGTATCAGGTGACGGTGGGCGCTCCGGTCGACCATGACGTGGTTTCCCGGCAGCTGACGGTGACCGTAGACGGGGTTTCCGAGGGCTCGAAGTCGTACGAGGGCGCGGCGACGGATCTGGGCACGATCGAGGTTGCGCAGAACTCGAACGTCGTGCTGTCGCTGGTCGACGTGGACGACGCCGGGAACTACTCGGAGCCGGCGGTGGTCGAGTTCGTGGCGTCCGACACGCTCCGGCCCTCGACGCCGGGCTCGTTTAGCGTGACGCTGGTGTCCGAGCGCCCGTCCGACGAGGTTTGATATCTATGAGAGGCCGGCGCAGGTAACCCCTGCGCCGGCCTTTCTGCCGCTCCACGGAGGGAGTCATGGCCAACGAACCGGTGTTTTTCAACTCTGTCGTCGATATTCGCAAGGCGTATGAAGACGGCTTCATCGGTGCTTCTTGCGATCCCGAGCGTATCGCCGCGCTGAAGGCCATGATCGCAGCGGACGGCGGCGTGCCCGAGGGGGCGATAGCCTGCTCGCAGTTCGGCCTGGAAGAAACCGGCAAAAACAAGCTCACGCTGCTCTTTCGAGAGATCTACGCGCTCTATCCGGGCTGCCTGCCGGGCGGCGCACAGGGTCGCGGCGACTGCGTCAGCTGGTCGACCCGCAATGCGTGCTTAGGCACCATGTGCGCGGAGATCACCAGCGCCAAGCCCGACGAAGTGACCGGCAAGCTGGAAGGCGCGCCCGAGGTTAGCGCTAGGGGCATCGCCAGCGGCGTGCTCAGTACCGAGGCGTTTTACAACTTCCGCGGGCACTCCGGCGACGGCTGGTTTTGTTCTGACGCGGCGCAGGTCGCGATTAAGAAATCCGGCCTGTGGCTGCGCAAGGACTATCCCGAGATTGGCCTGGATCTCACAGAGTACAGCTCCCGGAACGCGGGCAGGTACGGCGGGAGTGCTCCGCCCGCCAGCTGGCTCGAGATTGGCAAGAACCATCTGCTGCGCACAGCCACCGTGCTGAACAGCTTTGAAGAGCTGCGCGACATGCTGGCGAACGGTTATGCCGTAAGCTCGTGTGGCAGCGAGGGCTTTTCTGACCAGCGTGACGCAAACGGCGTCAGCTCGCGCAAAGGCTCTTGGGGACACGCCATGGCCTACCTGGCCTGTGACGACCGGCCGGAGATTCACAAGCTGTACGGCGGGCCGCTTGTAATGTTGCAGCAAAGTTGGGGCGATTGGAACGAGGGTGGTAAACGCATTTTTGGCACGTTTATCGACATTCCAACTGGCGCATTTTGGGTGAAATGGTCGGACATCAAAAACCGAGACATGATTGCGTTTTCCGGCGTAAACGGCTGGCCCCGGAAGAAGCTCAAGAGTTATGGCGCACTTGGTAACATTTAAGGAGCAGGCCCATGTTTGAATGGCTTTTTTTGTTGTTTTCAGCGCCAGCTGCCGCGGGTACAGCCAATGCACAAGCGCCCGCGAAAGATTATGTCGCCGTGGTCGCTGCAGAGGCTGCTTATGCTACTCTGCTTCCTAGTACGCCCGACAAAACAATCCCGCAGCCCGGCGACATCTGCCCCAACTGCAACGGAGTCGGAAAAGTCGGCGACGGGATTGTCATGAACACATGTAAACCGTGTAAAGGGACTGGGCGCGTGCTGCCAGTTACGACGCTTCCCCTGCGCGAAATGCCGCCGGCCCCTGCGCTCTTCCGCGCTGCTCCCGTGCAAAGCGTGCCGGCTACTACGTTGCCCGCAAATTGCCCGGACGGTAAGTGCCCGCCCGGAAAACTTGGCAACTAAAGGTGTTTTATGCCTGTCGCTGATGTCACGGGAAAATGTTACACGTTTCGCGGCCTGAAGTTTTACGCCCGCAACGGTTTTGTCTGCTTGCACGACGAAGACGACGGCTCTTTTTTCGTTTTGACGCGAAAAGAGTTTCTTTTGCGAGCAAAAGCCATTTCCGACGAAGCGGGAAGGCTGCGGCAGCAGGCAATTAGCAATCCTGGGCGCGCTTGGATTGTTTCCGACCGTTTGGAGTTACAGCAGGCAATTGAGAACATGGTGGCGTGCTGCAAAGAGGCTAAAGAACAAGGCGATCGCGACGACCCCGAGGTCGCAGCCTGGTTTGCGCGACACCGCCCGCACAGTCGGAGCCGCGTGTCTTTGGCCGCGGCAGCCAACTTTAAGACCGCCGCGCCTGGTGCGCTGCCGCTGGGGCAAAATACCGGCAAACACGTCATGCCTGATTTCACGCTGGGCGCGCAGCCTAAAAAACTCATTTTGCCGGGAGATTTCTGATGTCTGACGCCGCTAAAGAAGCTTTCAAGTTAGGTTTTTTGACTCGGTGTGCGGAAGAGCGCCTTACAGGCGACCAGTTAACAGCCCGGCTTGAAAAAGTCGCTGTCAATCCGCTTACGGCGTTGGCAACACTACGGGCTGCGATGAGTACTACCAGTAAATTTGCGCCGTCCGCAATGAACGCGCTGTACTGGTTGCCCGTCGCTGGAGGTTTAACTGCCGGCGCCGCGGGGGGTTGGGGTGCGGCAAAGATGCTCGAGCCAAAAATTGACGAAGATCAGGTGAAAGCTCAAGAGCTGGCGCACACGTACCGCGTTTACGCCGACCGGCTGCAAGCGCACAGGAAGTCGAAGCAGTACCGATCTGCCATGTAAGGCGTAAATTATGAGCATGCACAAGTACTACGGTGAATTAGGCGGCCCGGCGCACGGCGGCGCGCAGTTGAATTGGCCCGGTACGCCAGACGGCTTCCCTGTGCTGAAACGCCCGGGCCCCCAGCCCGATCTCAAGCAGGCCGAGCTTGATAATCTCGATCTTCGGCTGGACTTTAAGTCAAAAATGTTTGAGCTTTGGGACGACGCCCAAAAAGCCGAGTTTGACGACGTGAATGATAAAATAGTCAATGGCTGGTACAGGCTTGTGCGTCGTAATGACAACTGGGATGAAGAAAAAAAACATTACCGCGCCTGGCTGGAATGGTTTCAGGTGTACGGAATGCTGCCGCCAAAGTGACAACTATGACTACAGCAAACAAAACAGCTGCGTTTGACGAGGCCGCATTAGGCAAACAGGTTTTGACAAACCTGGCGACCGGCGCTGGTGTCGGCGTCGGCGGTATGGCGCTGTGGCAGCTTATTCGAGCGTTGAAGCCGGCCAACAAGAAAGAAACTAGCTATCAGGATTTTGCCCCGGGTGCACCCACGCTTGCGGCCCCAGACGTCAAGACGGCTAGCTCAACTACTGAAAACGTTTACAACAATATCGCCAGTTTGATTGGCTCTGTTCCGGGGCGTATTTCCGACACGATCTTTAGCCCGGTTGGGTTGCGGTCGGGCGACGAACTTGGCTCGTATATGCCCAACCTGTATCGGGACGCTTTCGGTACGGCGATGAATTTTGGCGCTTTGGGCGGCGGCGTTTTAGGTGGTGGGGCGCTGGTCAATTCCATTGTGAAGCACAAAGACAAGCAAGAAGCCAAGGATGAGGTTGAAAAAGAACGCCAGCGCTATTACGCCATTCTCAGCGGACAAGACAAGTCTGCGGCCGCGCTTGACGCCGTATATGAAAAGTGGGCCGCGCCGAGCATTACAGACGTGCTCAGCGTGCCGTGGAACTTTTTGACCAACACCGTGCCGCACGGCGTCGCGACGACGCAAGTACTGGCGTCTCTTGCCGCTGCCGGTGTTGGCGGAAAGTACATGTACGATCGCACAGCAGAGCGCACGCGCGGCGAAAACGTTGCGAAGGCGCGGGCTAGCCGAGCGCGGATGCGCGGATTGCCTGACGTGTACGTTGATCCCGATCAGCTGGCGCAGATTAAGCAGATGGCCACGCAGCCGACACATGAGTAATCGACATGCCAGACTCGATGCTTCCAGGTTCTCCGGCGCCGCAAATGCGCGCGTTTGGCGACATCAGTTCGCTGCGTAACAACATCTTTGACAGCGCGCTCCGCAGTGCGTCGTCGCTTGAGCCGGTTAAAAACGATCTCTATACGCTCCAGCTTCATGATGTGAAGTACACGGGGCCGGAGCGTTTTACCAAGGCTGATCAAAAGACGGCTATTTTGACCGGTAACTCTATGCACCGGCGTATGACCGGCACGTGGTCGCTTACCGACAATGTGACGGGCCAGCCAATCGCCCGCCGGCAAACAACACTGGCGCATGTGCCGTATCTCACGGATTCTGGCACGTTTGTGAACCGCGGTGTTGAATACACGCTGGCACACCAGATGCGGCTGAAGCCCGGCGTCTACACCCGTGAAAAAGATAACGGCGAGCTGGAAGCCCACGTCAATGTGCTTCCTGGCAAAGGACGCATGCACCGTTACTTTTTGGATCCAAAAACCGGCGTGCTCAACATCAATATTGGGCAGGCCAAAATTCCGCTGTTGCCATTGTTGAAAGCCATGGGCGCGCACGATCAGGATATTCGTGCTGCGTGGGGCAACGACATTACAGCCGTCAATATGCAGAAAGGCGACGCGGGCACGTTAGACAAACTGTACCAGCGACTTGTGTACAAACCAGTGCCGGGCATTGACGCGGCCGGCAAACAAAAAGCCATCGCCGACGAATTTGCGCGCATGGAAATGGATCCAGATGTCACGCGGCGCACGCTCGGCGCTGAATACAAAAATCTTACGCCGGACGCAATTCTGGCGATCACTAAGAAGCTCATCGCGCTCAATCGCAAAGAAGCCGACCCGGACGATCGCGACGCCATGGCGTACCAATCTGTTGTGGGTCCGGAAGATTTGATCGCCGAGCGGTTTACAAAAGATCGGCAGACGTTGCGGCAGATTCTCTGGAAAGCAACCGCCAAGAAAAATCTTGATCGGCTTCCGACTGGCGTGTTCAACAAGGGCATCAGCGCTGCGTTGATTGGCTCTGGGTTGGGCAGCTCGCTTGAAGAAATCAATCCGGCCGAGATTTTCGATCATCAATCCCGCGTGACCCGCATGGGCGAAGGCGGCATCGGGTCGCTTGACGCCGTGCCGCAAGAATCGCGCAGCGTACAGCCGAGTCATCTTGGTTTTGTGGATTTCTTGCGCACGCCCGAGTGCTACGACAGTCAAACCGAGGTTATGACGCGCGGTGGCTGGAAAAAGTGGCCAGACGTCACCGAGCGAGACGAGTTTGCCTGCCTGGTCGCCGGGCAGCTCGAGTTCCACAAGGCAGAAAAGTTGCACGAATCGCGCTACGTCGGCGAAATGTACGGCGCTGCTACCGGCAAGATTAACTATCTTGTGACGCCGAATCACCGGATGTATGTGCGCTCGCTTTACGAAGGCGCGCCGTACAAAATCGAATCCGCCGAAACGACACACTTGAAGTTTCGCGGTGTTCTTTCTGCCGGTTTTGACCCGTACAGCGGCGTTTCTGCCGCCGTGTTTAGCATTCCGGCGCCGGTTTACGAGAGCAATAACCGGGTTGTCGTCGGCAACGTTTTGTTGGACGATTGGGCAGAACTGCTCGGCTGGTATTTGGGCGAGGGCAGCTGCGTGTATCGCCCGGAGAAGTCGCAATTTCAGATTAAGATCACGCAGTGCCAAAAGCACAATCCGGAAAACTGCGACCAAATCCGCGCGTTGTTGAGCCGCTTGCCGTTTAAGTGGGGTTATCACGGCAAGGCGTTTTCGATCGCGACAAAACAAGTTGCGGCGTATTTCAAGCAATTCCACGGCAGCCCGGGCCGCTGGATCCCAGAAGAGTTCTTGGATGCGCCGGTTTCTGCCCGCTTTCGGTTGTTTGACGCGCTGATGAAAAGTGAAGGGCGCAAGAACAAGCGCGGCGAAAGAACTTGTTTTTGCACTGCCAGCCACCAGCTCGCGCTTGATTTTGAGCGGCTGGCTTTTGGGCTGGGTTATTCATGCAAAGTCGTGTTCGAGCGCGACAAGCGCCCTCACGCAGCGGTCGGCGGCTGCTGGGTCGTGCACGTACACAAACAGACTAGCCATCAAGTGCTGCCGAATACGCCCAAGGGCGAATGCCATTATTTCCGGCAACAGTACGACGGCCTGGTGTATTGCGCGACCGTGCCCGGCGGCCTGCTTTACGTGCGCCGAAAAGGCGGCTGCGGTTTTTGGTGCGGCAACAGCGGAAAAGTCGGTGTCGACATGCGCTTTGCTCGTGGCGCGCGCAAAGGCGCTGATGGCAAAATCTACACACCCGTAATTGACACGCGCACAGGCGAGACAACGTACAAAACACCCGGCGAGCTGGCTGAATTGCCGCTGGCGTTTCCGGGCGAAGAAAAAAGCACGCTGCCCATGATTGCCGCGATGGTCAACGGCAAGATGAAGTACATGCCGCGCGAGCAAGTACAGTACAGCCTGCCGCACATGGACAACACGTTTTCGGCGCTGTCTAACATGGTGCCGATGAAGTCTTACATGAAGGGCCACCGCGTGATCATGGCGAGCCGCATGTTCACGCAAGCGCTGCCGCTGGTTGGACCTGAAGCGCCACACGTGCAGTCAGCTATTATCGGCAAAGACGGCACGTCGCACGAAGATGAAATGGGCGAGCAGCTGGGCGCTGTACGCGCGCAATTTCACGGGCAAGTTGTTTCAACTGAACCTGGCAAAATGGTGCTGCGCGATCGCGACGGCAACAAACACGATATTGATCTGTATAACGAGCACCCGTTCAATCGGAAAACGTTTTGGCATCAAACACCGACGGTGCAGCCTGGCGACGTTATTCAACCGGGGCAGCTGCTGGCGCACTCAAACTTTACAGATCCGGCCGGTTCTGCAGCGCTGGGTAAAAATTTGCGCGTGGCGTATTTGCCGTATCACGGCAAGAACTACGAAGACGCGGTTGTGATCAGTCAAAGCACAGCGCGCAAGCTGACCAGCGAGCACATGTATCAGCATGCCGCCGAATGGACAGACTCGAGCCACGCTGGCAAGAAAGCATTTATTGCGTTGTTTCCCGGCGAGTACGACAAAAAGCAGCTTGATAACTTTGACGACAAAGGCGCGATCAAGAAGGGCGCCGTTGTGCAGTTCGGTGATCCGCTAATCCTGCACGCCAAGGCCAAAGAAACAACGTACGGCAAAGTGCACCGCGGGCGTGCCGGCAACTTCTCAAACGAGTCGGAAACCTGGGATCATCATTCGCCCGGTATCGTGACCGACGTTGCGCATACCAACAAGGGTGTGCAGGTCGTCGTAAAAACACAGGCGGAAATGCAGGTTGGCGATAAGCTGACCGGGCGATACGGCGACAAAGGCGTTGTTGCCGATATTGTGCCTGACCATCAGATGCCGCACGATAAAGACGGCAGTCCGTATGAAGTGCTGGTCAGCCCGCTTGGACTTATCAGCCGCGTGAATCCCGCGCAGGTGATCGAGGCCGCGCTTGGAAAAGTTGCAGCCAAAACGGGTCAGCCGTTCAAACTCAAAGACTTTGACGGCAGTGTTGATCTTGTTGATTTCGCTCAAAAAGAGCTTGGGAAGCACGGCCTCTCTGATACCGAGGACGTAGTTGATCCGGAAACCGGTCGTAAGATCAAAGGCGTGCTGACCGGTTCCCGGTTCTTTATGAAGCTGCACCACACGGCCGAAGGCAAAGGGCAAGGCCGCGCGATGGGTAGTTACACAGCCGAAGGCACTCCGGCCAAGGGCGGCAGCGAAGGTGCTAAACGCGTCGGAATGTTGGATCTTGGCGCGTTACTGTCGCACGGCGCTGGAAAAGTAATCCGGGACGCCAAGATGGTGCGCGGCCAAGCAAACCCAGAGTACTGGTCGCAATTTATGGCCGGATACACTCCGCCGTTGCCCAAGGTGCCACACGTCTACGAAAAGTTCGTTAACCAGCTGAAGGGCGCCGGTATTAACACCGTGCGCACTGGCAGCCAGACGCACATCATGGCGTTGACCGACAAAGACGTCGATGACATGGCGGGCGGTCGCGAAATCGAGAATTCTGAAACCGTCGACTGGAAGGGCCGATTGAAGCCGATTGCTGGCGGCCTCTTCGACGAAAAACTTACGGGCGGCCACGGCGGCAACCGGTGGGCAAAGATATCTTTGCACGAACCGATGCCGAATCCGGTCATGGAAGAGCCTATTCGTCGCGTGCTTGGGCTGACTGAAAAAGAGTACCGGAACGTGCTCGCAGGCGAAGCCAAGATCCACGACGAGACTGGGCCCAAAGCGATTCAAAACGCGCTATCTCGGATTAACCTGCCAAAAATGCTCGAGCAGGTGCGCGAAGATATCAAGTCCGGCCGGAAGACCCTGCGCGACGCTGCGGTGCGCAAGTTGGGATACTTGAAGAACGCAGAGCAGACCGGCGTGCATCCCAAAGATTGGATGCTGACAAAAATGCCCGTCCTGCCGCCGCTCTTCCGGCCGGTCAGCACAATGGGTAATAAAAAACTGCCCCTGGTTGCCGATGCGAACTATCTCTACAAAGAACTGCTGGACGCCAACAGCACTTTGAAAGAGGCATCTGGTGCGCTTGAAAGCTATGGCGACGAACGGCTGGCGCTGTACGACACTATGAAAGCCGTGACCGGGCTCGGCGATCCGACGCAGCCAAAAAACCAGGAACGCCGCGTGAAAGGCTTCTTGTCCCATATTTTTGGCTCTTCGCCCAAATACGGCACCGTGCAGCGTAAGTTGCTCAGCACCACGGTTGACCTTGTGGGCCGGGCGGTGATCACGCCGAACCCAGACCTGAACATGGACGAGGTCGCGCTGCCCGAAGACAAGGCCTGGGCCGTTTACAAGCCGTTTGTTGTGCGCGGGCTAGTGCGCCGCGGGTTACCGCGCATGCAGGCGCTGCAGGCTGTCGAAGACCGCAATAAACAGGCGATGGCAGAGCTGGAGACCCAGATGTCGTCTCGGCCTATCGTTATCAACCGTGCGCCGGTTCTGCACCGATACGGTATGATGGCGTTCTATCCAAAGCTTACAAAAAACAAGGTCATGGAGGTTAATCCGGTCATTACAAAAGGTTTTGGTGCCGACTTTGACGGAGACGCGATGCAATATCACGTTCCCAGCACAGAAGACGCTGCAAAAGAAGCAGTCGAAAAGATGCTTCCCAGCAAAAACCTTTTTGCAACATCCAACTTCAAGGCGCATTACGTGCCGAACGCGGACTATCAGACCGGTGTGTATCTTGCCTCGAGCCGCATCGATAAAAAAGCTAAGCCCAGGGTATATCGCAGCACGCAGGACGCAATTAACGCTTACCGCCGGGGCGAACTTGACGTCGACTCCCCGGTGCACATCGTCGAAAGTTAAACACGGAGGTTTACGTCCATGGTCAATCGTGAATTGATGAAGATGGCCCGCGCCACGTTCGAAAAGTCGGCTGTGGTGCCGTCTGAAGCTGCGATGATGGGCATGCAGCCGGATCCATCCCAAATGGGCGCTGCGCCGCCGGTCGATCCGGCGCAAGCTGCTATGGGTGCCGCACCGCCGCCAGCTGCTCAAGATCCGACCGGCGCCGGCGCTGCTGCGATGCCGCCGGCTCCCGCTCCGATGCCGGCTCCGGCGCCCGCTGCGCCGCCCGGCGCCGCGCAAGGGCAGAAGATGAAGCCCGAGCAAATGATGCAGATGATCGATTTCCGGCTGTATAACATGCAACAGCAACTCACGGCGATCATGAACGCGATGGGCGTGCAGGTAGACCCTGCTACGTTAGTGCTGCCGCCAGGCTCTAACGGCGCACCGCCGGCCGAGTCGGCGCTGCCTGGTGGCCCTATGGCGCCGCCGCCCCCACAAGACCCGAATGCCGCTGGCGGTCCGCAGCCGCCGGGCGGCCCAATGCCGCCGGGTGGCCCCCAGGATCCGAGTCAAATGCCAATGGACCCGAACGCTGGCAAGCAGGCGTGGTGGGAGCAAGTTACCGCCGAGCTGCCCGATCCTGATGCGCCGTCTGAGCTGCAGTTGAAGGCTGCGGCGTTGTCTGTTTTGCGCAGGAGCTTGGGGCGTGCGCGTTAAACTGCAGCACAACCTACAGCCGCATGAACAGTCAGCGCACAGCGTCGTCATCGAGGACGCGCTGGGCAACCCTATTTTTGTAGCGCTGCAGCTTGACGAATCGATCGTGTATGCCGACGCCCGAGAAAAAGACTTTCATGCGCTGTTGCGGGCCGCGGGCGTCAACAAAACCGTAGCAGTTACAGAAGTACAGCCAAAGCCGATGCAAAATCTGATTTGGACGCCGTAACATGCTGAAAACTACGCTCGGCCAAGTACTCATTAACGCCGCGTTGCCAGAAGACTTACGC